GGGTAATTATCTTACCTGCGAACTCTGTCAAACCCCTCGAAATGATTGTTTTATCGGGGTTATGAGGACATCCAAGAAGTGTCAGTGTCTCCATGTACCTTTCATAAGTAGGACGGTGCAGAATAATAACATCGTCCCCCAGGACAAAAAACCGACCTGGGACTCCTCCGGAGAGGAGATCAAGAAGGACACCGTGTGTCAAGGCGAACGATGGAAAGCTAGGGTATAATCCCATAGGCTGACCATTTGTCCAGCGTGCTGTAATGCCAAGCTTGCTGTTAGTCCAATCAGACCTCGACAACTCCTCAAAAAGTTCAATGTCGGGAATATCTCCGAAGAGACTTCTCAGCACCGATAACTGCAGATCTAAAGGAAAATAATCTGTAGCGGAAGAAAGATCTACTGCAAAGCAGCACCCTCCCTTTTTAAGGTGTTCTTGTACATGTACATAGGGTTTATCTTGTTTAAACGTGCAATCCCAAGGTAAATCTGCCAGCACTGCGAACAGCGCGGAACCCAAAGGCTGTAAGGCCATTTGATGGATTCGGTAGGGACTTGCAATCCAACGCACTTTCCAGCCACCATCCTTGGTCAGAGGAATGATGGAACCAGCATCAGTCGCCATAAAGGGCGGCCTCAGCCTGCTATGCACGGTTTCAAAAGCTCCGTGGTCGGTCAAGTGGAAACTCTGACCGCTTAAACCTGGCAAAGGTTCACATAGGGAAACGTTGTCTAATCCTTCCAGTACCGGTTTGTACACCGGATAATGGCGATTAAGAAAGATCTTATGGTACGGATCCTTCAACCAATCTAACTCCCGTTCTAAGTAATCATGTTGACTTACAGATTGGGCGCCCCAAATAGGGGCCTTGGTCGCCACCTTGCCACGGAAGGTCAGCAGGGGTTGTGGAGGCCCCAAACGCTGAAAACCCAGAATCTCTCGCGCGTGCTTAGCAACATCATCGCAGATCCCTTTCGGTAACATAACCCTAGGGGACTCCACGGAGGCTTTCATAGCAGAGATATGCTCTTTGGTCGGTTCTGAAGGTATATAAGAACTATACACCATTATGCAATTAAGCACAATTTCAAAATCCTTCAAAGATTGCATAGCAAATCTCCTGAGAAACCCCAGCACGCCAAACCACCCACCAGACCTGTTCTTGCGGACCCAGGTCAGGGGCTCCATACCAGCTCGTAGACGTATTATGTCCTGTTTAAGGGATTTTAAACGCCTAACGGTCCATTCTGGTCCTGAGTTGGACTCCCACTTTAGCACCTCTGCCTCTAAATCACAGCAGGCAGAGTAGGGAAGCCCTAAAGCTTTAAATCGCCCTTTCATGTCCGGGTTACGCAGAAATTTCTGCATAGGGTAACCTCCTTATGTTAAGGATGTATCCAAGTAACCTAGCACACGAGGGTGCGCCAGAAGAAAGAGTTGGCCCATAGCCGCACCACGCGGACTGGGATTAGAAAGGAATGTCATCTTCATCAGGGACAGAATCTGCGGGTGAGTAACCCTCATCTTCAAGACGTTGGATAACAATAGCGTCCAGACCTTCCCGAAGGATAGGTTGACAGACGGTACCGTATGCATCCCACAATTCCTGCACAGATCCAAAATCAATTGACACTCGGTTTTCGGCTTTTGTCGTTACCGTTTCGTCGCCTTTGAACCACTCATCAATTTGCTTTAGAACCTGTTCTCTAACAGGACCTTTAGGCATCCTCCCCCAATCAGCTCTGAGTTGAAGCAGCTTCTTGGATTCGTCGAGAAGACCAGTTAGTCTTTGACTAAGAGATCTCCTATCCATAATTGGACTAGATGATTTCGATTGTGTATGCATCAATATAACACCTCCTTTCTTTTCATATGGGC